CATACCGTTGATTCTTGTTTTTATACCAAGCATGGTAGAACATATTCAGGCGGGTTTCAACGCATTGGCAACTTTGCCGATTTGGTATCATGAGATTCTCATGGTGATTGTTCTTGCTAGCTTTGGTGTCAAGGCAGGTAAGGGAATTGTAGAAATGATAGGAAAGAAATAACATGCGTGATCCGGGACAAGTCCAACGTGACATGAAGAAAGAAGCAGAAGAGCGTAAGAAAGACGAAGCATTCATTAAGAAGAATCGTCTTGACAAGCCTATGCCTAAAAAGAAAAAGAAACAACCATCTGCGTGTGGTCAAGACTCTTGTACTCATGAATACATTAGGGACTATAAGTAATGGCTAAAGGTATGAAGTGTGAAAGCACAACATCTGGTATTAAGTGTAGCTATGATGGCCCAATCTACAAAGCTCCTAAAGTTCCTAAAGTAAAACCAGAAGGTACACCATCACCTGTAGTAAAGAATCCGGCAGTAGATGATGATAAAAACTGGGATCGTATGAAGAACATGCCTAAAGGAAAGCGTTACTAATGCCTCTCAAGAAAGGTTCTAGTCAAAAGACAATCTCTAGCAACATACGCACAGAGATCAAAGCAGGTAAACCGAGGAAACAAGCTGTGGCAATTGCAATGAAGAAAGCAGGTAAGTCAACATTCAAACCATGTAAGGGATGCCCGAGTCCTGCCGCTTGTCAGAAAGCAGGTAAGTGCAAGAAGAAGGGTAAGTAATGCCAAGTAAGAAAGACTCAAGGCTTGAGAGAGCAGGTGTCAGTGGTTACAACAAACCAAAGCGTACACCGAATCATCCAAAGAAATCACACGTTGTTGTGGCTAAACAAGGTGACCAAGTAAAGACTATTCGGTTTGGTGAGCAAGGTGCTAAGACTGCAGGCAAGCCTAAAGCAGGTGAGTCTGAAGCAATGCGTAAGAAACGTGCATCATTTAAAGCTCGTCATCAACGCAACATAAAGAAAGGTAAAATGTCAGCGGCTTATTGGGCTGATAAAGTTAAGTGGTAGGGGTTGACATTTGCACAAAAGTGTGCTATAATATTAATCTCTTAAGTAGGAAACGCAAATGACGTATCTTCAAATAGTAAACAATGTTCTTAAACGCTTGAGAGAACGTACTGTCTCTACAGTTAATGAGACTGCGTATTCTACTCTGATTGGTATGTTGGTCAACGATGCTAAGCAAGAAGTAGAACAAGCATGGGACTGGTCAGCACTCCGTACTACCTTAACTGCAACTACAGAGCAGGGCGTATTTGCCTATGAGTTGACAGGCGCAGGTGACAACATGAAGATGTTAGATGTTATCAACGACACTAGCAATTTCTTTATGACGTACAAGACTGCAAGTGATTTTAACAATTATTACTTGAACACTACACCAGATCAAGGCGCACCTCGTTACTACTCATTCAATGGTATTGATGACAACGGTGATACAATTATTGAGGTATTCCCTCCGCCTAATGGTGTGTACAGTATTCGGTTTAACTTAGTCAATCGTCAAGCAGACTTAGCATTAGATACCGATGTACCTGTATGTCCGAATAAACCAATTGAAATGCTTGCGTATGCTAAAGCAATTGAAGAACGTGGTGAAGACGGTGGTGTTGCAGGAGCGTCAGCGTACAACACAGCAAACCGTGTATTAAATGATGCATTGTCACTTGATCAGGCTAAACATCCTGAAGAACTAATCTGGACTACAGCATAATGGCATCTCCATTACAGTCAGCTAGTATTGCCGCACCGGGCTTCTTTGGATTAAACACCCAAGAGTCTGGTATTACGCTTGAGTCTGGCTTTGCATTACAAGCTACCAACTGTGTGATTGATAAGTTTGGACGCTTAGGTGCTCGTAAGGGATGGACATTCTTAGACGAGTCTACTGGCATTGGTCTTCAAGGTATGCATCGGTTTGTTGATATTGATGCAACTGAATACTTTGGTGCATGGTCAGATACAAACTTTTACCTTTACTCTGCAGGCACGCTTAACGCTGTTACATACTCAGGGTCACAGTCGATTACTGAAGGTAACTGGCAAGCTGTAACATTAAATGATGCGGCATATTTATTTCAAAAGAACTATGAGCCATTGTACTTTGATACAGTGACTGGGACTATCTTAGACATCTCTGCATCTCCTTCAGCATCTGGTACACCGATTGAAGGTAACTGTGCATTGTCTGCGTATGGTCGAGTATGGACAGCAGATACAGCAACTAACACTACAACAATATACTGGACTGACTTGCTTGATCCTACTCGTTGGAACTCAGGCACAGCAGGTAGTTTAGATCTGTCAAGTATTCTTGTCAATGGTAATGACGAGATTATTGCACTAGGTGCTCATAACGGTTTCTTGATTGTCTTCTGTAAGAACAACATTATTATCTTTGGTGACAGCGATACTGCTCAAACCTACCTTGACCCTACGACACTACAACTGGTAGAAGTTATTAACGGTGTTGGATGTATTGCAAGAGACAGTTTACAAAACACAGGTACAGATATTTTATTCTTGTCTGACTCAGGATTGATGTCATTAGGTCGAGTCATTCAAGAGAAGTCAACACCAATGCGTGACTTGTCAAAAAACGTGCGTGATGATCTTGTACAGTTAATTGAATCTGAGACACCTGCAAATATTAAATCAGCATACTCAGCAACCAATGCATTTTATTTACTTGCATTTCCAACAACTAAGCAAGTGTATTGTTTTGATATGCGTTCACCACTACAAGATGGCTCTGCTCGTGTAACCATCTGGAACAACATGGAGTTTACTGAGTGGCTTGGGTTTGACGGTGAGATATACATGACTCATGCGGATGGTCTTGCTAGTTACACAGGCTATCAAGACAATGGTAGTTCGTATCGTATGGTGTACTTTACAAACTACTTTGATCTTGGCAACCCATCACAAACAAAAATACTCAAGCGTCTGTCTATGACCGTCATTGGAGCCACAGGGCAGGACTTTGTTGTTAAATCAGGGTTCGACTACAGTGACCAGTATAACTCCTATCCTCTGACAGTACGTACAGGTACAGTGTACGAGTATGACGTAGCTGAGTATAATATTGCAGAATACTCAGGTGGCACATTAGTTGACACAGTCCGTGCGCCGGGATCAGGTAGTGGATCAGTATTACAATTAGGATTTGAAGCAGACCTTAACGGTGGTGCTTTGTCAATTCAAAAGATGGATGTCTATGTTAAACAAGGTAGGACAATCTAATGAGTTCATATACTAAATCAACAGACTTTGCTTCTAAGGATGCACTGCTTACAGGTAACCCATTAAAGGTTGTCAAGGGTACAGAGATTGACGATGAGTTTAACGCTATTCAAACAGCAATTAACTCTAAAGCAGACACTAACTCTCCTGCACTCGCAGGTACACCTACTGCACCTACAGCCTCAACAACAACAAGCACAACGCAAATTGCAACGACAGCTTTTGTACAACAAGAAATTACTGCTAATGTAACAACTGCTATTATTGTCAATGCTATTTATCCGGTTGGGTCTATCTACGTCAACGCAACAAATGCAACAAACCCCGGAACGCTTCTTGGGGTAGGGACATGGGTAGCGTTTGGTTCAGGCCGTGTCATGGTAGGTTTAGATTCAGGCGATACAGACTTTGATACAGCAGAAGAAACTGGCGGTTCTAAAACTCATACGTTGACTGTTGATGAAATGCCTGCACACACGCACGACTATACACGGTTTAGTCCACAATCCCCATATACACAAACAAACTCTCTGGTAGATGCTTCAGGTTCATACCAAAGCAACACTACAGAGTCAACTGGTGGTGGACAAGCTCACAATAACGTACAGCCTTATGTTGTTGTGCATATGTGGAAACGTACTGCTTGATAAAAACACCAGTAGCAATACAGCCTGCATACACAATTTACTTTGAACGGTTTGCAGATAGAACTTGGACTCACGCAGATGTACACAAGTGGACCCCAAGTATTAAGAAAGAATTTAAACAAGTACATGGACTTTTACAGATGATGCACGGACAACCGTTTTTTTGTTTGACTGACAACCCCAAGTTGGAGAAGTTCGTACAGTCTATTGGTTATCAATATGTACAAACCCTCCCGTGTGATGACGGG